GTCTTTACCAGCGATGGTCCTGACTTTCGGACTGCTTACCCGGTCAACCTGATACCTACTCCGGTAGAGAATGGAATCAGCAAGGGATATTTGCGCCCGGCTGATGGCATTGTCTCCCAAGGTACAGGTCCAGGCGTTGACCGTGGCGGCATCAATTGGAACGGCACATGTTATCGGGTAATGGGAACAAAGCTAGTCAGCGTGGCTAGTAATGGCACTGTGACCACATTGGGCGACGTTGGCGGCTCTGGTTTAGTCGTAATGGATTACTCATTCGACCGCCTCGCCATTGCTTCTAGCGACAGTCTGTATTATTGGAACGGATCAACACTCACGCAAGTGACTGACGGTGACCTTGGCCCAGTGGTTGATTTTTGCTGGGTGGATGGATACTTTCTAACCACTGACGGCGAGTTTCTGATTGTCACTGAGTTAAACGACCCAACATCAGTCAATCCATTGAAATACGGATCATCCGAGAGCGACCCGGACCCTATCAACGCGCTTATCAAACTTCGCAATGAAGTTTACGCATTGAACCGCTATACCATCGAAGTATTTGATAACGTAGGCGGGGACTTCTTCCCATTCGCTCGCGTATCTGGTGCACAGATTCAAAAGGGCGCTATCGGCACTCATGGGAGTTGCGTATTTGCTGAAACCATCGCATTCTTAGGCAGTGGTAGAAACGAATCACCTGGCATCTATCTTGGTGCCAACGCAACAGCTACCAAAATCAGCACGTCCGAGGTTGATTTAGTGCTACAACAGTTCACCGAAGTCGAATTGCAAGGCGTAAAGATTGAATCTCGCACCGACAGGTCACACCAATATCTATACGTTCACCTTCCTGATAGAACGATGGTGTATGACCTGGCCGCATCGCAAGCGCTTCAAACTAGCGTCTGGTTCACACTAACAAGTTCATTAGCAGGTTTTAGCCAATATCGCGCTCGTAACCTAGTGTGGGCTTATGACAAGTGGCTGGTGGGTGACATATCTGGATCGGGTGTTGGGTACTTTACCGACACCGTAGGCACTCATTGGGGCGATACGGTTCGTTGGGAGTTTGGCACGTCGATTACTTACAACGCTGGCATGGGTGCTATTTTCAATCAGCTGGAACTTGTCGCACTTACCGGACGGGTAGCACTTGGAGCTAACCCACTAATCAGCACGTCATACTCAATTGATGGAATAACTTGGAGCCAACCCAAAACCATAAGCGCGGGGAAAATTGGCAACAGGACTAAACGACTGGTGTGGTTTAAGCAGGGTTCAATGCGTAATTGGCGAATACAGCGGTTTAACGGAACTACCGACGCGCATCTATCATTCGCAAGGTTAGAGGCTCAATTAGAGGCTTTGAGCGTATGAGGACTCTTAACCTAACCCGCAATCAGCTTGCTGCTTTTCTCAAGGATCACGAGTCTATAAAGCAGTTTGAAAACCTGTTTTCCGTAGTTGATGACATTGGACCCAGTGGGTTTGACGAGCTTATCGCAGACGCTGGAACTGCTATTACAAAGGCAAACCAAGCATTAGACGCGATTGAAACACTAGCCAAGAATCTGGAATATATCGCCCCTAACGCGACATTAGACGCGATCGAGAATCTGGCAAAAAACCTAGAATATCGCGCACCTGACCAAGTAAACAATCATGTAAAAACTGATTACCTCGATATGTCTACCACTGCCCCCACTGCGGGTGCGGTAGGTCGTATGCGGTGGAACGATACAGATGGGACTATTGACGTTGGGTTAAAGGGCGGTAACGTCAATCTCCAATTGGGGCAAGAGCAGTTTATCCGTGTGGTGAACAAAACAGGAGCAACACTCACAGAGGCAAATTACCAATGCGTGAGAATCTCAGGCGCACAGGGGCAACGCCCAAAGGTTGCACTCGCCCAAGCGAATAACGACGCAAACAGTGGAGACACTATCGGGCTAGTCACTGAAACCATTGCAGATAACCTAGAGGGATTCGTCACTACTAGCGGAATAGTTCGAGACATAAATACAACCGGATCACTACAGAGTGAAACATGGTTAGACGGGGATATTCTCTATTTGTCCGGCACTACGGCTGGCAGGGTGACAAATATCAAACCCAGCGCACCTATTCATTTAGTAATCGTAGGGTATGTCATTCACGCCCACGCCACTCAAGGTAAGATATTCGTCAAGGTTGACAACGGTTATGAGATTGACGAACTGCACAATGTAAAAATTACCCCTACCGTATTGGCTGGTAGTTTGTTGATTTATGACGCAACCGTGGGAGTGTGGAAAAACGCACGTCTGACGGCTGGGTCAAATATCGCAATTACTAATGCAGACGGTTCCATAACGATAGCAACCGGGGCATCTATTACCTCGGACCTGAAAAACAACACCGGGCGATTGATAGATTCATCGGTCACACTGACAAACGGATCAGGTGCAGCCGCAGCTACTATGACCAATGGACCAACCGCAGGTAATCCTACAAAGTGGATACCGATAAATGATAACGGCACAATTCGCCATATTCCGAGCTGGTAAAGGACCAAAATGACAGTTACATCCAAAGTATTAGTTGCTGCTAAACAAGCAGAGAACACACAAACAACACAATACACCGCTATCAATTGCAGGGCAGTGATTGACAAAGCCACAGCCACAAACACCACTGCGGGCAATGTCACGCTATCGGTAAACGTCGTCACTGTAAGCGGATCGGCTGGCGCTAGTAACTTACTGGTAAGCGCACGAGCCATTGCACCCGGCGAAACCTACACCCTCCCCGAGCTAGTAGGCCATACGCTAGATTCAGGCGGGTTTATTTCCACCATTGCCAGTGCAGCGAGTTCAATCACTTTGCGAATCTCTGGCAGAGAAATAACCTAATGTTGTAAAATGTGACCGCTGAGAATATTTGCGACCAGCGGCATCTTGAATAAAGGATTGTCCAATGGGTTTACTTTCAGCAATTGGCGGCATAGCCGGAACCTTTCTAGGCGGTGGGCCATTGGGCGGCATGATTGGATCATCTTTAGGCGGTGCGCTTGAAGGCCAACAATCAGCAAGCCAAGCCGCCAACATTCAATCATCATCCGCGCAGGGTGGAATTGATGAACAGCGCAGGCAGTTTGATGCCATTCAAAAGCTCCTCCAACCATATTCACAGGCAGGTCAGGGCGCATTAGGCTCATTGTCTCAATACGCACAGGCTGGAGCGCCCGCACTGGCTCAGCAACAAGCTCTACTAGGTCTATCTGGTGCACCTGCACAGCAAGGCGCTATATCTGCCCTTCAAAGCTCGCCACAATACACCGCTATGCTGCAACAGGGTGAAAATGCCATGCTGCAAAACGCATCGGCTACGGGTGGGCTGCGAGGTGGAAACACCCAAGCGGCATTAGCTCAATTTCGACCCGCTTTACTTGCACAAACAATCCAAGACCAATATGCCCGTTTAGGTGGCATGACATCATTGGGGCAAATGACTAACCAAAACATAGCCCAGCTTGGTCAATCTTCCGCTGCTGGAGTTGGTTCTGCTGGTATGCAAACTGGCGCAAACATTGCCAACTTAATGGGTCAACAAGGCGCTGCTCAAGCTGGTGGCGTATTGGCTCAAAATCAACTCGGCAATGCGGTGCAAGGTGGGTTTGGTCTATTGCAGTCTATGGGCGGATTTGGAAAACAAGGAGGCTCATTCCAAGATGTTGGAGGCGTTGGGTCCGCTGGCAATGCGGCATTGTCCCAGCTCGGAATATTCTAAGGAACACACATGGGACCAATAGATTACACATCGCAGCTAAAAAACCCGTTTCAATCCGCCGTACAGGGTATGCAACTTGGGGCGGGGATTCAAGGCATGCAAGCCCAGCAACGCGAAGAAGCATTCAAAGCACAACAGCAACAGGCAGTATTACAACAGCAACAAGCGCTAATGCAACAGGCGCAAAATGCTGAATTAGCTCGCCGGAAGTTCTTTTCCAACCCCAACCCAACGATGCGCGATGCTGCTGAGTTGGCTTCTTTCATACCTGAGAGCCAAGCCAAGGCCATGCAACCATTTTTAGATGGTATGAGCAAAGAACAACAGCAAGGCACGCTCAAATTCAACACCGAGGTGCTATCCGCTCTGCAAAATAACCCAACAGTGGCCATTCAGCTATTGAGGAAACGCGCAGAAGGCGAAAAGAACAGCGGCGACCCCGAAGAGGCTGCACTTTATGAGCGATTGGCAGATTCTGCGGAAAAAGACGGCCCTGCTATGGCTTTCAAGGGTCTATCTTCTATCGTTTCTGCGCTTCCAGGCGCTAAAGAGATGTTTGAAGCCGCTGGAAAGTTTGGCGCAGAACAGCGGGCGGCGGAGTTGCAGCCATCGGCATTGACAGAGGCGCAATCAAAAGCGCAATCGGCAGCGGTTGCAGCCAAGTTTGCAGAATCCAAAGCGGCACAAGACTTGCAAAAAGGCGGCTGGGACATTGCAAAGTTGCAAAGCGATATTCAGATTGCAAAGCAAAATTCTCAAATTGCAGCTATGAATTCGGCAACTTCAAGAGAAGGAAACGCAATTAAGCGGCAAGAGTTGCAACTAAAGTTGGGCGAGTTGACGCAAAAACGAGACGATACATTACGAGGAAAGGTTGCAGAAGTTGAAAACTCTCGATTCAACATTGACAACCTGCTGAATACTGCTGATCGAATTTTGGCGACGCCAAAAAGCGTAGTCGGCTCGGCGGCTGGGCCAATGTCATCACGAATTCCCACGATGTTTCAATCAACAGCAGACTTTGAATCGCTCATTGAAAACCTTGACGCTCAGGCGTTTCTGTCCCAGATTCCGCAAATGAAGGGCACAGGCGCATTGTCTGAAAACGAAGGCAAAAAGCTGGCCGCTGCTCTGCAAAATTTCAGCCTTAAACAGTCTCCAGAGCAATTACTAAACAATGTCAAAGAGGCGCAACGCTTGATGCTAAAGGCTCGTAAAACACTGGCAGACCGCTACGGCGTACCTGAAACAGTTGCGGATACACCATCAGCACCAGCGGCAGCCAAGGCTCGCGGCTTGACTACTGACCAAATCCTAAAAGAGCTGGGGGTCAAATAATGGCGACTATGGTGCAACTTGAGGAAGGTCTAAGGCGTGCCTATGATTCTGGCAACATGGAGTATGCCCGCATCCTTGGCGCTCAAATCGTAGCGGCCAAAAAGTCACCAGAAAACCTTATCCCAGACACTCAGGTGAATGGCACAGAAACACCGATTGAGGAACCCGGCATAGGACAGCAACTCCTTGGCGCTGGCGAGGCTGCACTCACGCTCGGAACTGGTGCTATCGGTGGAACCGTAGGCATGATGGGTGGCGCATTGGGTGGAATTGCTCAATCTATCTTGGGTGGGACTTTCGGCACGCGCGAGGCTAACCAACTGGTAGAACAAGCTGCAACCAAAGGAGCCGCAGCACTTACCTATGCACCAAGGGGGCAAGCTGGCCAAGAGATAGTCCAAGGCGTAGGCCAAGCATTGCAGTCAATCCCGCCATTTATTCCTATCGTAGGCCCATTAGGCACAACTCTCGCCCAAGGCGCAAGGCAGGCCGCGTTACCCGCTATTGCAATGGCAGAACGTGCCGTCCCAGTGGTTCAAAAAGCAGGCCAGGCAGTAGCCAACATCCCAACCACAGTGCGCGAGGCCGTTGGATTCTCTACCAAGACCGATACACCAAAGCAAAACCTGCGCTCTGCCGTAGGGTCACAGGCTACACCGCTAGAGCTGCAAAGGGCCACGGAAGCTGAGATGGCTGGTTTGAAGTTATCCGAAGGCGAAATGAAGCGCAGTCAAGAGCTACTTGAATGGGAAAAAGAAAAAGCAAAAACGCCAAAGTATCAGGCTCAATTTGTAGAGCGTCAACAGGAAAACAACCGCGCTGCATTGTCAAAATTTGAGCAAGTGTTAGACGATACAGGCGCAGAGACAGGCGACCTGTCAAACACGGGAATTAAGGCAGTAGATACTCTAATGAGTGGCTACAAAGCCGAAAAAGCCAAAACGCGCAGCATGTACGACGCTTTCAGGGCATCGCCTGAGGCCGCAATGGAGGTTGACGTTTCACCTGTTATCGGGTTTATCAATGAACAACCCGTGGGTGTATCTGGTATCACTGGAATCACTGATACAGCACGTCAAAACGCCGTAAGACTGGGTATCGCCTCATTGGACGATAAAGGTGGATTGGTTCCACTGCCTACTACATTAGGAAAGCTGGAGGACTTTCGGCAATCCGTCTCGGCAATGGGCGCATCGTCTCCCAATGACAAGCGCCTTGCATCCATGCTTAAAAGCTCAATAGACACCGCAGGCGACCCCGTAGGCGGTGACACGACACGCGCTATGCGTGCGCAGCGTACAAGACAAGCTCAAAAGTACGAAAACCGCGCTATCGTTTCTAATCTTTTGTTAGAAAAAAAGGGCATGTCTGACGCAAAAGTGCCGATTGAAGATGTATTTCAAAAGACCATCCTGAGCGCTAGACCCTCTGAGATTCAGCATATAAAGCGGGTATTTAGCACTATCCCCGAAGGTCAACAGGCATGGAAAGAACTGCAAGGTGCTACCGTTCGTCACTTAATGGACAGCGCAGAGTCTGGCATTGGTGCTGATAACCTTCCCGTTATATCGGCGGCAAAGTTAGACAAAACAATCAAAGCATTGGACAAAAACGGCAAACTTGATTTGGTTCTTGGTAAAAAATCCGCTGAGGAAGTGCGCAATTTGAATCAGGTTCTAAAATACATCCAAAGCACACCCCCGCTTACCTCAATCAATAACTCAGGCAGCGGCCGTACTATTATGGCTCTAATGGCAGAGAGTGCAATCGCTGGGACGGTTACGGGCATACCGTTTCCAATAGTGCAGGGGGCCAAATTTCTCCGCGATGAGATTACAGACCGCAAGATTAAAGAGCGCATTACTCGCGCATTGAATTACAAACCAGGAACCACTCCATGAGCGCCTTATCTATTCAAGTCCCTTATCAAATATTCGCAGACTCTGATGGCACTCCATTGGATAATGGTTATGTTTGGATTGGAACTACTAATCTTGACCCACGTACCAACCCGGTAAACGTGTATTTTGATGCTGCTTTAACTCAAGTTGCACCCAACCCACTTAGGACTGTAAACGGCTATGTTTACAACGCCGGATCACCATCACAGCTTTATATTGACGGGGTTAACTTCTCACTTCGTGTAGAAGATAAAAAAAGCGTTTTGGTATATAGCTTTCCTGCTGGTTCTGGAATCAGCCCTAATGCTAGTGGTATCGTTTACACCCCCGCTGGCACTGGTGCGGTTGCTACTACGGTGCAGAGTAAGCTGCGGGAGCGAAAAAGCGTTCTAGACTTTGGGGTAAGCACTGGAAACACAGCGGCAGCAAATGCAACGGCGTTTTTGGCGGCTATCGAAAGTGGATTTCCGCTAGAGGTTCCATCAGGTAGTTATCTTTGTGCAAGCATTGTTTCTACACGTACGAATCAAATTGATATGGTAGGCGCTGATTCACAAGAGTTAGGTCGCGGTACTTCATTTATTCTTTTTGTTGATGATGGCACTACAACGGGCATTGGATGGAATCTTAATTCCTTCAATACACTTGTTTTTAAGAACTTGCTATTTAAGCCAAATGTCGCTGTAGATGGGCGCGTGGCAATTGGTAGCTATATCGGTATTCAAAGTTACAGCGCGTCATCGTCTCGAACTTGGAATCTAGAAAATTGTAGGTTTGAGGGATTCTCCAGCGCAGGTATTTACACCCAAAGCACAATTGTGTCCAAGGTTGAAAACACATCGTTCTGGAGGTGCAAAGCTGGATTCAAAGCGGTACAGGGTTACTTCCCCGTTGCCGGAACCACAACCATATTCAAAGGTGGATACAACACCGAGTGCGTTTATGCCCATGACGTTGGCAACATGTCTCAGTCGTATTGGGAAAATGTAGTTTTTGAATACAACACTCGCGGGATTAACTCTTTAGCTTGTATTCAAAACACGGTTATTAACTGCTACGCAGAGGTTAACTCGGAGTACGGTGGTTACTTCCCTGATTCTGGTAGCATGGTATTCCAGAATAACTATTCAAATGCTGCTGGCGACCAGTGGGTGTCCACTGGTTCTACTGGCTCATTTGGTTTTGATGTTATTGGCGCAACCAATATTGAGCGATCTGGAATAACGGCACGTCAACTAAAAATGTATGACCGCTCAGGCGTTTTGTCTGAGCGCATAAAAGCCTCAAACACTAATTATTCTGGGTTCACTGGTATTGAAGATAGTGCGGGTGCGTTCTTGGGAATAATTCCAAAGCGCATCGCAGCGCAGCAAACCGGACAAGCTGACCGACAGGATATGTTTTTCGTATCTGGCTCAACTGCTTACGGTGCGCCCTCTGGTTGGACTGTCACCAAGACAAGTACGGGTCTTTGGACGGTTACTTGGCCTGCCACATTGACAGGTAACACGCGCTGGCCTTTCATCTTTGCACAAGGAATCGCGGCGCAATCTGTGAACGCTGGTGGCGCTGTTAGCGTTATTGCACAAGTTCAAGCGCGTGACAGTGGTGGTGTATGGGTTGCGTTCCAAAATATGAGCGTAGGCTTTGAAATCCGCATTTATACGATTGACCCAACAACTGGAATTATGACGCTCTCAGATCAGGGCGCAGTGATTTCTGTTAATTGGTAATGCTATGAACTCCCCACTACAACTCCTAAAATCCCGCATATGTACCCTTTAACTTTCTTTGTCCGCACACTACCGCCTGATGTTGGTGGGTGTTCAAACGGGCCAGTAATCAGAATCTTGGAAAAGTACCGCAACGACAAAGGACTGCTTCAGCATGAGTTGATGCACGTTAAGCAATGGTTTGTCTGGTCACTGCTATCAATCCCTGTGGCCTACGTGCTGTATCAGCTTGCACTGTTCGACTACCTAGCTCTAGCAATTCTGCCACTGTCTTTTCATAGTGTTCTCTACCGCTTCGTTACGCCTTATCGCTTTTGGTGCGAGGTGGAGGCATACAAAGAACAAGCTAAATATTACGCCGACGATAGAAAACCATTATTCGCTGAGTACATAGCCAACTGCTACAACCTACCCCATACAACTAAACAGGCGCTGGATGCGCTCAAAGCAAAATGACAGACGCAAAAAAACCTTACTCTGGCGGCGAGAGACGCAGCGGCACACATGAGCATTTAGTCAATTCCATTATTGACGCTCTCAAGGTTCACTATCAACCAACCTGTTTAACAGAGCAGGAACAACAATGGGTAAGGTTAGCCATTAAAGAGCAAACTGACCGCGCCTCTATCCGAAAGGCCATTATTGAAAAATCGCTTGCTGGTTTAGTGTGGTCCGGTCTAGTCGGATTGGGTATCTTGATACTTGACTACATGAAAGCGCATGGTTTCAAATGACCCAACTTTCACCACACTTTACCGTAGAAGAATTCTCCCAGTCACAGACAGCCGCTAGATTGGGAATCAATAACGACATTCCGCTAGAACTATATGCACCCGCAAAAAGAACCGCCGAAGGACTTGAGCAAGTTAGATCGCTGCTTCGCTCGCATCCAATTCATATTAGCAGCGGCTACCGTTGCCTTGCTCTTAATGCTGCACTAGGCTCAAAGAATACAAGCCAACACGTCAAAGCTGAGGCGGTTGATTTTACCTGCCCTACGTTTGGCAGTGTGGATCGTATTGTCCGCGCTATTGTTGGTAGCACAATCAAATACGATCAAGTAATCCGTGAGTTTGATAAGTACGGTGGCGGCTGGGTGCATATTTCATTCAGCGACAAACCCAAACGACAAGCGCTAATAATAGACCAAGATGGTGTTAGGGGGTACGTTTAATGGATCCACTCACACTATCAAGCATCTTCGGAATTGGCGGAAAAATCATTGACAAGCTATTTCCAGACCCTGAGCAAAGGGCCAAGGCACAGCTTGAACTAATGAAGATGCAGCAAGCTGGCGAGCTGGAAGAGGTAAAAGTGCAGTTATCTGCAATCATTGCAGAGGCTCAATCGTCTGATCCTTGGACAAGCCGCGCTCGACCTTCATTCTTGTATGTTGTTTACATCTTGCTGCTTTGGTCAATTCCTATGGGTATCCTGTCGGTAATAAAGCCTGATGCTGCCGCTGCTTTTACAGTGGGTTTCAAGGGTTGGCTAACTGCTATTCCAGACAGTATCTTGCAACTGTTTGGTGTGGTTATGACTGGGTATGTTGCCGGCCGCTCTTGGGAAAAAGTCAAAGGCGCATCGAAATAAAAAACCCCCAAGCAATTGCACCTAAGTGCTTTTGATGGGGGCCGTGTTGGTTTGATTCTATCAGACTTTAAGTGCCCTTCGAGCCGTCGATTTATGCACATTAAAGCTATCGGCAATGGCCAGGATACTTTGACCGCTTGCATAAGCCTCGCGCATAGCCTTATCGCGTAGTTTCTTTTCTACCCCGATAGACCGCATGCCCCGCAGCTTCTTTCTGAGCCACTTCGCACCGCCAACTTTCTCCCACTGTGCGGCATCGGCTATGTTTAAGCTGAATGTGACGGTGATGCGGTCCTTCATGCTCGCTCCTTGTAGGTTGTAAAGCGCTTGGCGGTGCCTTCAGTTTCTATGCGCTGCCACACTGCATCCTTTTCGGCTTCACTGAGAATCACCCAGTTGGCTACCTCTTGGATGGTGCGGCCACAGCCTGAGCAGTTGGTAGGGGCATAGAGCGTGTCACATATCGCAATACATGGAGAATCTGGCCGTGTCACTTCAACACCTTATCTGTTAAAACTTGGATGCTATTGTCTAGTCGCTCCCAAAGATAGTCTGGAAGATTGTGCTTTTCTGCAAAGCTCCACGCCTCCAATGCTGACAGCAGTTTGAGCACTTCAAGTATTTGTTCTTTTGTCATTTGTCACCTCCAATTCGGTGCAAATTTGGTGCTATTTCAAAACCTTCGCATTGCCCTGCATCAATGATTGACTGGCATAACTCTTGAGCTTCTTTGTAGCTGATTTTTAATATGCGCTGTATTTTAGAAACCGATACGCGCTTATCTTCATGGCATAAAGTTAGTGCCATAAGTTGATCGCTAGTTAAAGGCTCTCGTACTGGCTGCGAGGACTGTGCTGCAACCATATCGAGGCGTTGCTCGGAATGGTTTGGCTGCGAAAGTGCTTCCGTCAGTGCTGTGCTGAGTGCTTCTCGGGCTGTATCGCAATCACTCTTTTCACCCTGAGCGCACAAATAGTTTTGCTCTTCTAGTGCATTCACCAGCGCCATCAGTGTGTCTACTGTGTGGGTCATGCTGTGCCTTTGCATTTGGTTGACCACTGCTCATCAAAGTTCCATGTCGCATCCGCTGGAGAGTCCCCAAACCCGCACACACCGGATTGCAGGTCATCGCCAAGCAACGCGCACCACTTGTTCCCGTCTTGGAATACGCGAGGCTTAAATAGAACTGATGGTCGTGTGCTTTCATAAGCAATTACACTGAATGACTCTTGAATCATTGATGCGGAGTGGCAGATTGCGTTTGCTGCCATGTTTGAATCTCGGTCGTTTAACATGCTGTGCCTTTCATAGCTGCGATAGCTGCGTCGATTACAGCATCGAAACCATCTTTACCATCAGAGCCATCCCATCTTGCGTAGGCTCTTGCAAACTGCACCGATGGTTGGTTGTTTTTGAACAAATACCGATACCGCTCCGCATCTTTCTGCGCTTCGGCTAGTTGCTTTTTCAGGTTTCGTATCTCAATCGTAAACGCCATTGCTTCACAAAACTTATGGCATGGTGCTTGTCGGAATTGCAGTGGCTCAAGTCTAGAAACTTCAGCTTGAGACTCGGCTAGTTGCTGGCGCAGTTCGTGGTTCTCACTTCGCAGGGCGTCATTGCCTATGTGCTTGATGTGCTGGCGCAGTGTGTCACGCTCAACTTTTAGCTCAACGCATTCATCAATAGCCCTAACGGCTACCCGCATATTCATTGAAACATCAGCGTTTAATTGGTCACGCTCAACTTTGTGTTCCCATGCCATCTTGTCGGCGGCTTGTTGGTAATCATCGCGGCTTGCTGTCATCGCTGCGAGTTGCGCTTGCAGGGCTATCTCGCGGTCAGATACTTGTTTGATGGTCATTGTTGTTTCCTAATTTGAGCTACTAGCTTATTTCTCTCAATCATGGCATTGTGCATTTGCATTGGGCTGCTATTCGTTGCAACTTCCTCAAACAAGTCGAGTCCGTCTGCTATCTCTGACAATGCAGGGCCGTCAAAGCCCCATACACCCGTTTTATCCCATCGTGTGCGTGTACGTAGCAAAGCAGCGTCCGCAGTGTCTAGCACGTCAACGGCGGGGTTGTCGTTGCCTGCTATTTGTGCAAAACGTATCTTCGCTTCACCCAATGCCACAATCAGCACATCGTAGTCATTGGAAGTGCCACTCCCGCTTTTGATTCGCTCAAACGCCATGCGGGTGTCAACAATCAGCGCTCGGATAGCTTCAAAGCTAGGCACTTTTGCAATGGCACCTGGCAGCAATTCGTCAGAATAGGCCCGGCACTTGGTCAGCGCATTCAGCCAAGCCGCAGCGTTATAGGTTTGGTCAGTACGCCGCAATTTACGTGCGTATGCGGATAGCTTTCTCATTTGATAGCCAACCTTACACCTTGCACCAGTCTAGCCCCTGGAATCTCATGGCCAACTTTCATAGCGGTTGCTAGTGCTTTCTTATCAACACGCGCAGGCGGTGGCTCTGGTGTGACAAAAAAGTCAGCCGGGATGCTTCGTTCGTCATACACATCTACGCTCGCCGGATTTTTTTGTATCTTCATTGTGAATAACGGGCATTCAATGCGCTCGATGTTCATTCGTTGCATGTTGCTTAGGATGTATTCCCGCAAACCCGCTGCAATCTTGGTGCGATGTGCTTTGAGAGCTTGCAAACGTGCAATCTCTGCGTCAATCGCTGAATGGTTAGCCTCTGCACTGCGGGCAACGTATTCGATGTTTGCCGCTTTTGTAGCGATATCTTCAGGCAGGTTGCTTGCTTCTAGCGTGTCCGCGATAGTTGTCGAATCAAGATCAAGCTCTGCGAGTGTGTGTGCTAGCTCTAGGTACTGATTGGACAAATTAAAAAGTGAAGACATTTGGTTTCCTTTGTTTGTGTGCATACAGTGTAATCGAATTTACTATCGCTTTGTAAAATATTTATAAATAAAATTGGCACTGGTAGTGCGCTCCCCCGAGATACCCCAGAGGCTACCAGTGCCAAAAATCAGTCAGTTGCTAGAATGGGAAATCTTCATCTGTTCCAAATGTCTGATCATCCGGCATTGCAGCATGGGTGCGCTGTGCCATTGGTGCAGTCTTTAGCGGGTTATGTTTAAGCGCCGCTACCATTTTTGGCAGAGCTTCCGGCACAGTCTTACGGTCGAGAATCTCGCTCGCTGTCAGCTCTGTACTAGCCTGAAACACGCCGCGCAACACCATTCGGCTACTGACGCTACCATCTTGTTTTAGATAGTCCTCAGTGCCCAACAATAGGCCAATGGGCTTGCATAGCTCTGGGAATATGCTTGCTTGTTTCTGCACGTCTTTCTTTTGGTCGTAGTCGTAAACCGTCACAGTGCCTTGTTTTGGTGACAAGCTGCGAAGCTGTAAGCAGGTCATTAAGGCTTGGAGCAGATAGAAGCCGCTCAGTTTCGTACCGTCGGTCTTTTCAACATAGATAGAAACCTTGGTCTTTTGGCCTGCATCGCTGGTGAAGTGCAGGTTAAGCCCTTTGGTTCCACTTTTGGCAGTGATGTCTTCCGCTTGGGTAATGGCACCTAGGTATTTGCCAAGCTCTTTTATTTGGTTGCCTTGCGTGTCAGCTTTTCGCGCTGCGTTTGGGTCGAGGTTATACATGGTTGCTTTTTCCTTTGGTTAAGCAGTGGTTGTTGGAATTGAATAGAAGTCTTGAATGTCTTGGTCAACTTGTGCCAGATCGTTATCAATGTGCAGGTCTTTGAATAGCGCAACTGGCGACTTGCAACAATCTTGCCCATTGGTTTGGGTGACAAACTTGTAAGTGTTGTTTACAACTTCAGTGCGTAAAACAATAGTGAAGTAACCCTCAGGCACTAGCGTTTGGTCAACCATCTTGCCAACGGTTTTCATGCGCGTTTGTCCGAAGTCGTCGGTTTGCGTATGGGCCATTATGTACACCCGTCGATGGTCTGCAAGGTCTCCAGCAGCGTTAAAAATGTTCCATGCGCTTTTTGCAATATCCGTGAACTTGTCGTAACCCTTCTCGCTGCTACGGTTCATTAGTGAATTAACCATAACCGCCTGGTAATCATCAATCACAACAATGTTGTGTGGTGATTGGCGCATGATTTTCTCAATCAGTACAGGGTCGCTAGTTTGGATTACGTTGCCATCATCTTTCATGCTTACCCGCTTTTTCCATCCGGCTGATTTGAATGGAAGTGGCTTTTTGATGCACTGGATTAGCAGTGTCTTGGTTGGGTCTAGGTTTCTCAGGCTGGTGGATTTACCACTACCGGATGAACCTAGTATTAGTGCTGCAATTGACATATCGTTTCCTTGTTTAGTGAAGTTTCATTGTAATCGCTTTTACTCTGCTTTTTGCAATTCTTTTACATTTATTTCCGTTCTATCGTTCGGGTCTGGTGGGTATTGAACATCTAGCAGCTTGCACAGCTCTTGCATAAGGCGGTAGGCTGTGTCGGATTCCATTGCAATTGCGAATAGGTCGGATGGTGTCATGTTGCACACTTGATTCCACGCGCTACGCACCAAGCAATCACGTTTTTATCATTCCATTCTTGCGGCACAGTTTCAAGTTGCTGCGCCAGCAGTGCATCGTGCTTTTCAATCCAGTGGTTTACTTGTAGTTGCAATTCATCGCGCTCTGCAACGCGACGGTTGTATGCGTTATTTTGGTGATCCATGCTTGCGGCGTATTCTTCTTCCATTTCTACAAGTCTATCCTGTAGTTTTTTGAGTAAACGTCCTGAACTTTCAACGTCACCTAACGTCATTTTGTGCCAAGCGCCTTCTTTAAGCCATGCAGCTAATCGGTAGGCTTCTTCCGGATTGTGATAAGTGCTCACATCATCCTCCGCATCGTTTCCAAGGCTCGCGCAATGGAGCGGTATGGTGTGTGGCCGAATCGGTGATACATCATGAATAGGCGAATGAATGTCACTTGTCACCTCCAAAAATAGGAGAGAAATCAGGTAACACCTGCGCTGTCAGCGGCTCTCGTACTGGCTGCGAAAAAGTAGCAATTGCCTCATCAATACCAGCAAAAAATGTTGCCTTAGATACTGCAATGTCATGTGGGTAACTATCAATAAACCATTCAAGTCTTGTGCGTGCCTCTCTCAAGGCCAGAAGTGGCGTGTTTGCTGGTTCCCGTACTGGCTGCACTGAATTATCTTTTTCAGGATAACTTGTGATATTTGGCTGCGCTAGTGCTTCCGTCAGTGCTGCGCGAAGTGATTCGTAGGATTCAGCGCACTTATCCATGCTCTCGTCGAGGTAGTTGTCTGCGGCGTATTCATCAGCCAGCGCCATTAGTGTGTCGACTGTGTGGGTCATGCTTGTCTCCCGTATCCGTCACGCATCGCAGGATTGATTCCACCTTCTCCCGTTGGCTTCGTCCACTTTGCTCCACTTGGTGCACTAGATAAGCGAATTGCACCGCATTGGTAACACCACATCCAATGACCTCCGGCAATGAACCACATAGATGATTCGTGCCTGTGGCGTTTTTTCGTTTCAGTCATCACACCACCCCCGCTAACAATACAGCCGTACCCACCACAGCTATGGCAATGATTATCAAGTCGGTTAGCACAAATGGCGGCTCTTGGTTGATTGGCTCGCCCAGGTGATCGAAGTGAGTGCGGTATGCGTTGGGCCCGCAGTCGCATTGCCTGCCTTGGTTGCAATTTCCGCCACAGCCGTTAGTTTGTTTGTGTGTCATTTTCCAGCCTTCACTAAGTTACCAAAATCATCCATTACGGCATCAAACATGCCAGAGCCTTCACAAAAATCAGTGTGATTGCATACCGTGTACCCAATCGCGTGGTAGCTAGTTTTGCGCCACCAAGAGAATGCGCCCGAATATCCGCTGTCGCTGTGTGTGTTACTTGTTCGCATTGTGATTTCCTTTCAGCCCAATAGTGATAGTGTTTATGTCAATTTGCCCGTTTGAAAATGTGACCAGATCGCGTGCCATGTAGCATGATGGGTTACGCAATCCGCTGATCACTTTTCCCAAGTATTCCGGCGTGTAGCCCATCCTTTTAGCCGATATTTTGATAGAGCCATAGGGCAGGCTGGCGAAGTATTCGGCGATTGTCATATACCCCAGCTTTCCAAGTCAGCATCACGCTTGTTTTCCCATTGCTGCTCTGCGCGGTCATATTCGGCTTGCTTGCGTTGGATGTATGCGTGATCGGTGCAATGCTCCATTACCGCATCCATCGTTGAAGTATCCATTAGCAGCTCGGTGATATCCATTCCATTAGCAAACACTCCAGTGATGTCAATATCGCCGTCGTCGTCGGCTTCGTAAAAGACTACAAGGTCACAGCCTGCGTGCTTGAATGTGGTTTCCACACCTTCGGCTAATGGGGTGTATTCGTTGATTGTGCGGCACAGGGCTTGCACCTCGGCCTCTAAAGCGCCTATATGAAACGACATGCGGCTTAGTGCGTCGCTGCCATGCTTTGCAGCTGCATGCGCTGCGCGGTTGATGATGGTTTGAGAGTTCATTCGTTTCCTTTTGGTTGGTGTGCATGTAGTGTAACTTACTTTTCAACACTATGACAAAAGAATTTGCAAAAAAAAGTAAAAATAATTTTCATGTCTGCGTGTCGATGGCTTGCAAATTGGGTTACACTTGCAGCGTCAACAACTTAAAAGGAGCCATACATGGCAATGACCAAGAATGAAGCGATAGAGTTATTAGGGGGTACGCCAAAGTTGGCGGCTAAGGCACTTGGCTACACCGTTATTCAGACGATTTACACCTGGCCGGATGAATTACCAACCAGCTTGGAAGATCGTGTTCGTGGGGCGCTTATCCGCTTGAAAATCAAGCCCAAAAAGCCTACACCCCCCGCCCAGCAAGCGTAGCCAGCTATAAAAACAAGAGCACGACAATGGATAAATGGAGCGACGGCACGCCGAAAAGCACAAACAACGCATTCACCATATCAACAGAAAGAACACCTAAAAAGTACCCAAAGAAACCCGGACGCATCAAGCTAACTAAAGTCCAAGCGGCTGCCGTTACCTTTATGACCAAGGAAGAATCAAAAGCATTTCGCGAACACTTAACCCTTCAAAAACAGAAAGCAAAACAATGAAAATCACGCCTGCACAAAAGAACCTGCTTGCCATCATTGCCCAGGCTCCTCGCAGGGCCGACTACTTTACCAATGGCAAAGATGTGGAAAGCACGACAACGCGCAATAACAGCACTAAGGCACGCCTGTCCGCAATGGTAGAGGCTGGCTTGCTGTATGAAGCAGAATCCGCTTTCCACATCACAAAGCTAGGCCGTAGCAAGCTGGACCAAGGCAACGTAGCGGCTACTAAAGAAGCTAAACGCTCTTATGAGCCCTACAAGGTTGGCATGGGCGATTCTTTCCACCAGCCACAGCGCCCAGGTAGTAACCACAGCGCGTTGAAGTCGAAAGGTTTCCTGTGCTAAAGCCTAAACAAAAGAGCGCCTTCAATTGGCAAGGGCCATCTACATTGATTGACAAGATGGGCCGCATTAAATCCAAACGCCAGATGCTGAATGATGCTGTGCGGGTTAACCCAGAGCAGCATTCATGCACACCCAATCAGACTAAATCCAAGGTTGCACCACGATGAGCGCCTTAAAAGCCCCGTTCCCTTACTTTGGTGGTAAACACAAAGCAGCGCCTGAGGTGTGGCAAGCCTTTGGAGTGGTTGATAATTTTGTGGAGCCATTTTGCGGTAGCGCTGCGATGCTACTAGCCGCACCGGATGGGCGCAGGGTAGAAACAATCAACGACGCTGACGGGTTTGTGTCAAACTTTTGGCGCTCTATCGCAAAATGTCCGGAAGATGTGGCGCACTATGCAGATTGGCCGATAAATGAAGTTGACCTATTCGCCAGGCACTCTTGGCTAGTGAGACAAACGACAACACTGACAGAGCGCCTGCACGCCGACCCTGATTGGTTTGATGTAAAGATTGCAGGCTATTGGGTGTGGGGTATCAATTCATGGATTGGACACGGCTGGTGCGAGGGTGTTGGCCCGTGGGTGCATGATGGTGAAAAGATAGTGAATTCTCGCCAACTCCCGCACCTAGGCGATGCAGGCCGGGGCATTAACCGCAAACTCCCGCACCTAGGCGATGCAGGCCGGGGAATAAACAAAGACAACGGAACCATGACACGCCAAGACTTTATTTTTGATTGGTTTGGAAAATTACACGACCGTATGCGTGACGTTCGGGTGACGTGCGGGGATTGGCAGCGAGTGGTAAAAGACAGCGTGACAACACGGCACGGGGTCACTGCCTTGTTTTTAGACCCGCCATACTCCAAAGGAGATATGCAATATGCGGCTGGTGGCATGGGAACTGACATAGCCATGCAAGTGCAAGCCTGGTGTGCTGAAAATGGCAACAACAAAGACCTGCGCATTGTCTTATGTGGCCATGCTGGTGAGCATGATGCACTATTGCAACACGGCTGGCACTTGCGCACATGGAAGGCCGGGGGAGGCTATGCGCAAACCGAGGAGGCTATTCAAAACCGAAAAGACGAGACGTTATGGTGTAGCCCACATTGCACGCCATTGGAAAAACAACAGGAAGGGCTATTTTGATGACCGAGCTAGCACACACCGAGCTAGTAGACGAAACTGCTCACTTCTTTGCGCCAGTAAGTTCTGACATTTTCACCGAGCTATTGGGCCAATATCAATCCATGAGAAAACGGATTGAAGCCATTGGCAACATGATCGACGTGGAAAATGAATCCGCGATGGAATACTTCCTATCTGGCAACAGTGACGATAGCGGACGCTTTCGCCCATCAGTCAAAAAGCTGTTCGATGTATCTGGAGCTGTGGCAAGCCTAAATGCTGCATATTGGTCAAAAACCCTCGCACTGACAGACGTGCTGGACATGATGCCCCAAAAGCGCCGGGACGAATGGAACAAAACCATTCGAGAAATGACAGCGCCCGACTTTGTAGAGGAAACGGTGCGCCCGACAATTACGGAAATGATGAACATGCGTGCCCAGTTTCTCGCAGAAAGGGTTGACGGGATATTCAGGGGATTGTCTGGCGACCATGTAACCAACGCGCCCGAAGGGTTTGGAAAGCGGATGATCATTGCCAGAGTGTTGAATGCTTACGACTCAGCCGAACACAGCACATGCGGGCTGATCAACGACCTGCGGTGTGTAGTGTCTAAATTCATGGGCCGCAAAGAACCTGGCTGGCATGCAACTTCGGACCTTATCCCGATTCTTCGCCGTCGGTGGGGTGAGTGGGTTACTTTGGACGGCGGGGCCATGAAAATCAAGCTATTCAAGAAGGGCACTGCCCACATGGAGATCCACCCGGAT